ATAATAAGAATTATTTGGTTATTTTATTATCTGATGGTTCTCTCTGTTATATATCTTCTAGCGGCGATTTGTTTATGGCTCTCGAACGCCATCTCATTAATTAGTAGAAAGAAATAATATGGATATGGAAGAACACACGAAGCATGTATTAGATACAGTTTCGGGAGTTACGGCTTTTGGAGCAATAATGAAATTTTTACCAGCTATTGCAGCAGTTTTATCAATAGTTTGGTATTGTATAAGGATTTATGAGTGGGCGCGTTCTAAAGTTAAAAAATAGACCATGCCTTTAAAAGACAAGAGTAAAACGAAAGATTATTTAAGGGCTTGGAAAGACAAGAACCGAGAAAAAAATCTTTTTCAGTTAGCTCGACATCGTGCCTTAAAAAAAGGTATTGAATTTAATATAGAAATATCCGATATAGTTATTCCTGAAACCTGTCCTATTCTTGGACTTCCTATTAAAAAATCAATTGATGGTAATCGTGATTTAAGCCCTAGCCTTGATCGCATAGATAATGCAAAAGGTTACATTAAAGGCAATATTCAGGTAATATCTTTCAAAGCTAATGCTATGAAGCTTACTGCTAATAAAGATGAATTAATTAACTTTTCTAATTGGGTGAGAGAAAACTATGAGTAAATATTCGGAAGCTGGTAAAGGATCAACTAATAAGCTTAAACAAAAAAGCTTGTATGATGAGAACTACGAAAAGATTTGGGGCAGTAAAAAGAATAAGCTTTATGAGGAACGCTATTATGATTCCGATGAAACAACTTCATGGGATCAAGATAAGGCTGATATGATTGGTCTTAATAATAATACAGGCGATCACTATATTAAATAAAAAAGGATAAAATATGACAAAAGATGCCAATATAGAATTATGGTTTCCAACACCCATATATTTTAAAGACAATATATTAACAAAAAATGAAATAAATCAATTAGAACAAGAAGTTATAAAAACAAAAAATAATTATGAATCTAATCATGGCCAATGGTTTTGCAATGTATATACTTCTTATGAAAAACAAAACATTGTTACTGTAACTGAATATGACATTATAAAAAATAAAGTAACAGATTGCGTAAATGAATTTGTTCAAGTTTATGGATCAGCTCATAAATATGAATGTAATAATGGATGGATCAATATTTACTCAAAATATAATTTTCAAGAATTTCATTATCATCATGGTCACACTTTTAGCGCAGTATATTTTTTAAAAGCACCTGAAGGAAGTGGTTCTTTAATATTTAATAATCCTAATGAGCCTGATATGCTTCCTATTAAAAATATATCAATTAAAAATAATATGAATTATGCTTTTTGTGAATATCAAGCAGTTGAAAACAGATTAATTATTTTTAGAGCAAGTTTGCAACACATGGTTAAACAAGGAACTAATAAAACAGATAGAATAACTTTATCATTTAATTTTTAATTTAATAAATTGTAAAGCATACTTTACATCCGTTTTCATTCAAATCATTGATTTATATAAAAAAAGTGAAAACAATTTGCATGAAACTTTAATAAAAAAGGGGCATTTTAAGCCCCTTAATTATTGGTAAATACCGATTTTCTGAAGAACGCTATTCACCTTTTAAAATAACTATTTATTCATAACATACATAGTTACTTCAAAGCCAAAACGCATTTCTGTAGCTGCTGGAGTTGTCCACATAATATTTCCCCTTTAATTAATAAATACTGCAAATTAATTATGGGCTACATTGTGGCTTACGCCATCAGTAAAATCATTAAAATGGCATTGCTGAATCGGTTGTATTTGATCCTGCGCCATCTTTAGGTTGCGGTTCTCTCATTGTTACCCAGCCGTCAAAATTGACAGGGATTGATTCAATAAGAAGTGAAGTGCCGCCTTGTTTATTAGACATTGCAACTCCAACTTTAGTCCAGCGAGCTTTTGTTTCGCCTTCTTTGTTTACATACTCGCCCGTTTTAGCGATTAGATCATGGGTTATTGCCATTTTGTATTTCCTTTAAGTTATTAACGATAGTTTCTATTTCAGACAAAAAGACGATCACCGCATTTTGCATGGTTTGAATGTATTCATCATCTCGATAAATACGCTTTACGAATCCTTGTAAATGATCGGGCATTTCAGGATCATAAGATACAAGGTCGCAAAATTCTTTTTCAGGCATACAAGCTAATTGCCATTGCACCTGGTCATAATACTGTTCTAATTGTTTACCGCCTGTTAGGATGTTATCTAAATGGTTTTCAGGATTGGGTATTTTTATCTCAATCAAGGAATTAGTGGCTTCTACTAATCCGTCAGGGCTGCATTGAGCGCCTTCAATAGATGGGTGTAAAACAATTGCCACTTGATCCACAAAGGTATTATATTTAACTTCATACCATGCCCTAGCCATAGGTTCTAAATCAATTCCTCGTTGCATTGCAGGCGTTTTATAGGTATCTAATTTCTTGCCTGTCAATCTTTCCCTAATCAATTCATTCTTATACTTTTTACGGGTTAAAGATTCAGCGCCACCTCGACCTTCAGTTAAAAGATCAGCAACTCTTGATCCACCAATCTTGCCTATTCTTAAAGCCATCCATTCAGGACTGCCTTGTTCTATACCTTTTATTATTCTATCCATTTAAATTTAAGTTCCTATAAGTTACGCCATCGTGCCATTGTTGATCGGTTGATTGCTCATAAAGCTGAATTATTTTTTCAGGGTAAAGCATTAAAGGTTTATGATCCTTAAAACAAAATGCATAAATCAAAGGACATTCTTTTGAATCAAACCATTCTAAAAAATGAGGTAGTAGTTTAATTTCGCTTGCCTTAATATTGGCAGTTCCTTTAACCATAACTAATCCAGCAACACCTTTATTGTTAATATAAAAATCAGGAAGGTTTCTAATTAAAGGATTAAGATTATAAAAGTTAGGGATAGGATCGTTTTTCTCATCAAAGCCTAATCGCCTGTAAAAGTAACCTTTAGATTGACAATAAGCTTCAAACAATACTTCCGCTATATTAACGACATTATTTCTTTCTTTATAAGAATATGCGCCATTCATAGTTTAGGACTTTGAATTTTGCCGTAAAGAGGGGCTAATAAATATTTATCACCCATCTCTCTTTTAAGCCTTTGAATCTTTGTTCTGCGAGATTCTATTTCTTCTATTTCTTTAAAGGTATATTTAAATTCAACGCCATAAAAATTACTGTTTCTCATGCCTTCCATCATAGCTCCGCCTTTCTTTTATCTTTAGCTTCAATAACTAATTTAGAAAGAGTTCTATCATTCTTAACTTCACCCATAACAAAATTATAATTAGACTGTAGTTCTTCTAATGATTGTGATTGGCTAATTCTTTGTAAGTAATCGGCTGCATTAAGAACTGCGGATTGGCCATCATCATCGTCTGCATAAACCGCACATAGCGCTGATAAACTATATCGGCGAATGTAAGAAGTTGCTGATCCTAATCCTTGTGAATCTTGTTTTTGAATAGGGCAGACGGCAGTATCCTCAATCCATTCACCCGAGCTATGGAGTAACCTCGTTGTTAGATGGAGTTTATTGTCGTCTGATGGGCTTAATGATTGAAGAATTGCAATGCCATTATCATTGAGTGGTTTTTTAACCGCATCAATAACTGAATTTAAACTGGCAAATTTTGCTTTGTAATGAGGATTGTTAGCATCTTTAACGGCAAATCTAATTTCTTTTTGCGCGGATACTAAAGCTTCAGCTATCTGTTTGATGCTTTCGGATGTTTTCATCTTATCTTGTCCTAAAAAGTTTCGTTAAATTACATGCGAGATTGTATCATTATATGCCCATCTTGCAAAACTATCTCTTTCATAGTTTTCAGCTATAAATTTTGCTAGCCTTTTAATTTCTGCATCATAAACATCTTTAATTCGACCTAGCTTGTCATCTTTAGAATCATAAATAATATTCTTTACTTGATTTTGAACTTCAACTTCATCATAAAAATCAGAAAAGACATCCACATTAAAAGCAATATGATATTCAATTAATTCTTGCAAAGATATATGAGGTTCTAAATCTAGGAAATCAGGATCAGGATTCATCATAGTTTGAATATGAATCTTGTGTTGCATCTCTCGTTGCTGGTCAGACATATTTGCCCCCGTAACTTGTTGATTTTTCGTCATATTACACCCCTTTTAAGAAATTGTCTAGTAAAGGTAGTAAGACATAAAGCCATAAGCCAAAGTAAGCCCAAAAAGCAATTGCATAAACAATAAGTTTCTTATTCTGTGTTGTCATGTTATTCCCCTATTTCAGATTTGTAAGGATCAATTTGTGTTTGAACATACTCGTAATTACCACTTTGCGAATTATGCTTGAGTTTTGAATTAGGTGCAACAAATTCGTATTTGTCGGCAGTCCA